GTGGCCGTCCGTGCTAAAAAAACGCCTTCAGAGCGTGATCCTTTGCTGCTATTGCACCTAGTACAACATGACACGAGGTTGTCGTATGCGATGGGATCGCCCCCGGACTTTATGGGAATCACATGATCGACGGTAGTTGCTGGCATCTGACAATAGAAACAAGTCCATTGATCGCGTTGCAATACCTCTAAGCGCCTAGCCTTATAAGCTCTAGTCCCTCTCGGATCGCCGCGCTTTGTACTCATTGCCATCCCTTAGTCTTTAAGTGTTGCAATGCCTTGCAATAGTCAGGCTCATCATACTCTGTCCATGAATATCTAGAACCGACATAGTGCCAATACATCCAGAATTGCTTTATAGGTGTTGACTTCTTTAAGCTCTCTGTTTTCATCTGATATAAACCATAGACACGCTTACTACCATTGAGGTTACCTACTGCTTTATAGTCCCATCGAGACTCTCTATAGATGATCTCGTTATGGCATTTATATTGCTTATCTGTGAGCTGATAATTAGCCAATTGCTTTAGTTGTTTAATTGCTAGGTCATTCGCCTGTGCATCTAAGGGCAAGGCCATAGATAGAGATATCCCAATAGCGATGGCTACCCCGCAGGCTTGCCGTGAACGGCCTGCGGTGAGCCCTTGATGGGCTCTAGCCCTGAGAGTACCAAACGTGTCAAATACCTTCATGTGTAGCCTTTCCGATAATCTCACTATGTGGAATGTGAATTGAATCACATTTACTTAATGAATAGCACCCAATGAGTTCCCATACGCTTACCTGAAGGATGGCCTAATACTGGCTTTTGCTCAGTCAATGCAAGGATTTCTTTGAGGCTTACTGATACTTCATTCCACTTGAATATCAAAGTGCCGTCTGTTTTTAACACTCTGAAGCATTCCTTAAACCCTGCCGCTATATCTTGACGCCATGTCTGGGAGTCTAATACCCCATACTTCTTACGCATCCATGATTTCTCTGACAATCGAAGCATGTGAGGCGGATCAAATACAACTGCAGAGAATGTCTCATCCTCATACGGGATAGCCCGAAAGTCCATCACTTGATCAGGCTTAATCTTGATTGTCTGGCCATTAATAAGCAGATGTGTCTCATCCTCACGAATATCACCAAATACGACTCGTGAATCAGTTTTATCGAAATAGAATGATCTCATCGATGATGCTGGATCTAGTACCTTTTTCATGTTAGGCCTTATCTGTTGTCGGTTGAATAGAATCCTGTGCCCTTAAATGCCACTCCTACACTTGAGTAAACCTTACTCATCGAGCTATGACAGAACGGGCATTCCAGATCATGCGGCTCATGGATTGACATCCACTTTTCGATCCTGGCATTACTTTCACAATGCTCGTTGTCACACTCGAACTCATAGGTTGGCATCTGGATCACTCTCACATGTTCTGCATGTCTCGGTGAACGCCCATGCGCCACACATCTTGCATCTCATGGGCTCTAGTTTAGCAAGATCATCGCTGAAATTCCCGTAACCTGCTTTAAGCAATAGATCGACCAGATCACCAAGTCGCATAAAGGCCAGATAGTCCTGGGGACTACCTTCTCCCTGTCCGTTAAGACGACAAGTAACGATAGGCAACCCACCAGTTTTAGCTGCCCTCTTTGTGACCTGATCGATCCATGCCTTTGGCTGGAACGCCGATCTAGCTTTAACTTCCATGTCGAACGGGACATGTGTTATATCTTTTCCAGCCCCTCTTCCGATATCTGCATGTGGCCACCACTCCGATAGGTAACGGGCGACAACACGCTCGGTAGAGAATCCCCGGTATTTACGGCTTTGTGAGGCCATTGACCGCATGACACTTAGAACATGACCAGCTCTTATTAGCCAGATTCACTTTAATATCTTTGTAAGGTATTGCGTCATTACATAAGCAGCATCGAGTCGTGAATGTAAACTCCTCAAGAATTGCTATGACTTCCTTTGATCGATGAATCTCATCCTCGGTTGGGAATGACTCCCATTCGCCGTCTTGATTCAAAAATTGTAAACGTCCCATTATGCTCTCGCCTTCTGTCGTTGCCATGCGCCTTCTTTGTTAATTTCATACCAGATCACATCATTTGGTGATGGGCATCGAGTAAGTTCACCAGTTACGGCATAAGGACACTTGAAGTGACCCCATGGCTTACCAGCTTTACTCGTTCCCGTCTTCCAGATCATGTCTCCATGTTGGCACCGGGGAATGTCCTTCTCTGTCTGGCCGCCAATGATTTCTTTCACCGTCGCAACGGCTTCCCCCATTGTGGGCGGCATAGTCGCCGGCTTGATAGTCCATGGATCGTCCTCTTTCACTACTGGAATGTATTCGCCAGAAGTTTCAGCCATCTTGGCTTTCACTTCATCAATTACTGACTTTGCTTCCGTCATCTTTGCAACCTTGCTCATTTCTTCTCGGCTGCTGCGTTTTGATGGGTCTCCTTTAGGGCTATAGCCAGCGTTCGCAAGCGCCCTCGCCAAAGCCGAAGTTTCTGCGTTTTCAAGAGCCGAAGTAGCATTGACTCCACGACCCGCAATCGTTTCTTCCGCGAGCCCAGAAGCCCAAGGGTATTGATCAACTTCAGTTCTATAAATGTAAGCCTGAACAATAAAGCGACCACCAGCCGCCTCAATAAGTTTCGTGTCAATCCTGCCATCTGGATGCTCCTTCCAAAATAATTCTAAGCGCTCCGCGCATGTCTGGTATTCCGATAAATTAAACATATTGTTCGTCCTCTTCCGTTGATAACTCGCACGCTAGACTGAGATATGCGACTGCGTCGATATAGGAGTCAATGTGATTTGGGGTTTCTTGGAGACGGGCGAGTTTGACTTCGACCATCGCCAGACACGCTTGGTAGTCCGAGATCGGAATCTCGAGCATCTGTTGGAGTCGCAATGCGATTCTAGTTTGATTGACACGTGGATGACCATAAATTCTTCCTCGGTCTCCAATGATGTCAGTTGCTGATAGTAGGACTTCACTTGCTTTCACACTCGCACCCTTTCTTTTGTTTCGTAGTAATCTCTGACTGCCTTACGGCCTTTTAGATAACCTACGCGAATGCCGACAGTACGGCCTATATGAAAATATAGTGCGGATAAGACAATCATGGCAACCGCGTCGCCTAATGATGGATCGAACATTTTGCTCCCTTATCGGTTTGTTGGCCCGATGAAGCAAGAATGACAGATTGCTAAGCGATGTCGATTATATTTTGGTAACGAAACGGTAACGATTCTGCCTCATCGATATGGTCATCGATGTCTCGGTCTAACTCGTTATCTAGGTCGTCCATAGCGCTTGCCTGAGACTACGAATGTGCCGTCTTTTTCGATGTAGATAAGATCGACTTGGACATTCTTGCCTTCAACATACATGATGGCGAACGCTTGTTGCCAGTTAGCCGATCCCTTTGTATAGGATGCCTTGCTGAAGTCCATGAGGTTGCCTACCTCTACGCCATGCAGAACGCGCCCTATACGGCCTCCAGAGGCCTCTGAGAAGGACGATCTGCCTGCTCTATGAGTATGTCCTGAGATCACGCTCTTGCCGTGCCTACGGGCTGCTTCTAGGGCTGATAGACCCCCTTGAGACTTGATAGGGGTATGGTCGCCGTGGACTGCAATCCAGCCCGGGGCGATGTTGTAAGGCTTGCGATGAAAGGTGATGCCTAATTCATCCAGGCGCATAAACTTCTCGAAGCGCAGCTCTGGTAATGACAGGAATGATGGAATCTTGCGCATGATCTGTGTGTAGAGACGATCCGTGTGATTAGACCGAATCATCTGTGTTACCTGGAGATCGTAAAGTACCTGAATAGCCTCCTCGCGATCATCTCCAAGAGTCTGTTCGTATGCCTCTGGCGTTCCCTCTGACCATTTGCTGATTGTGTTGAAATCAATTTCGTCACCTATTGTCACTACTTCATGCGGCTTAAACTTACTGATAAAACTGGCTAGATTCTTGACTGCGTGTCTATCGTGGAACGGAACCTGTAGGTCGCTCACTATGACTATGCGCTTCATTTAATCCTCGTCGTCGTCCTCATAGGGTATGCGATCCACGCGGTCGGGGATCGATGGCAGAATCCAGTCAGGGTAAGCGTCTCGGTCTTGAATAATGCTCAGGCATAAATCAACTGCAAAGCCTGCACGCCTTAGTGCGCGGTACATCTCATGCAAGCTGATCGCCCATGCGTCTAACTGTGAATAAGTATCGAGATCGATAACTTTCTTTCTTGCCATGTCAAAAATTATCGCTCTAAGAGGATGTTATAAATCTCATCGACACGCGCATGGAGTCGCTTAATTTCAGACAGTAAATGAGTAATGACGAACCCTGAGAGGCCGCCTACTATTGCGAGGCTGGCAAAATAAAGGGTAAAGAAATCTGTCTGTGTCATTTCTTCTCAACCGTATCTACTGCGGCTTCGATGGCATCTACGACGATATCTGCAACGGCCTTCTTAGCACGATAAGACTTGATCGCAGTACGGATGACCGGGATCGCTATAAGTCCAAGAGTTGCATAAATAATTGCTTCCATTATTTTCCACCTATCATCGGGATATTGAACCAACTAGAGTCTTCATCGCCCTTAATAGTAAAGCTGATATGTGCGTGATGATTATGCTTATTGATCCCATCATAAGGACGCCAAGCCCAAGCCTTTTTAGATGATGCGATCTTGCCATCGAAGATGATGTAAGAGATTCTCTTATCGCCAGACTTTGCAAGGAGTCGAATCTGATCGACCAGGTCAGGCATGACATCGGGCTTCCTGCCTTTGCCTGCAAGGTCGCGGTCAACATCAATGGCACGAACCCATCCTTGTGCATCTGGATTATGATCAGACTTGCGCGCAGCGTGTCTTGTATCGCCGATCCAGCCGTCCGAAGTTCGATCTCGACCGGGGAATGCATCATCAATCTGCTCCCGTAATTGAATGGCAGACTTAGAGAGTCTTGGCTTCATGCAAGCAAAAGAGCCGCTTCATCGGCGGTGATACCAAGGCGCTCAAGTAGTGCAGCTTTAGCAGTTGCCTTAGCTTCTATTTCTGCATTTTTCTTTGCACCTTCAGCCTGAGCATCTGCAATTAACTTTGCCTCGGCTTCGGTTGCTTCGCGGACTTCGTCATCGACCTGAACTAAATATGTCATTTTCTCTCCTTATGAGTTCTGATAGCCATAGACGCGGATAGTGCCACCTGTGATTGTTCCTGCGCCCATAGTCAAAGTGAAGGCGGTGTATGCGGTTGTGTCGTCTAATACTCCGTAGACTTGATGGAATTGTCCAGAAGCAGGAGATGCGCCTGTTACGGCCGTGATCTTTGTCAGATTTGGGCCCATAATATCCATGTAAGTATTTTGAGTATTTGCGGATACTCTGAATGCTTGAATGTTGCTCGCCGTACTGCTTCCATAAGTAAGCAAAGTGTTAGACCATGCACTGATTAATTGAGTATATTTGTAATTTGATGAGGTTGATCCAAAAGTCAAATAAAACTCATTAGTTGCAGAAGCCGTTCCACCTGTAATTGTAACTCGATAATTATCGTACGTTGAACTGAAAGCATCAGATACTGTCACGCTTGATACGGCTGAACCGATTGTCTGCGTTTTGACCAATGTTAAACCACTAGCCGATGTTGCTCCTACGGCTGCCCACGCAGACCCTGAATAATACTCAGTTGAGTTGGTATCTTTGAGGAAAGAAATCATGCCCTCTTGAGGGCTGGCGATGGCTGAAGTGCGAGCTGCTGCGTTAGCAAAGACCATGACTACCTGAGAGGCTAGATAGCCATTCGCGTCCGCTGCGGTTAAAACATCTCCCGTTGCGAACTCTTTATATCCTAGACCTGCTGCCATTGATTGTCTCCTAGTATCCTAATATGGATTGTCCGATTATACCGTAAGTCGATGAGCCTACGATGAAGCCTTCGACTATTGGTTCAAGTGTTGTAACTGTACATTTCATGCTATTTGGGGTGATGTCCCATGCCAAACCTTGCACCTGCAAGGTCTTAACGATTGTCGAGCCATCTGGCTGAACGTTAGTGATCTTGACGTTATCAAAATAATCAAGGCCGATCATTGTGTCAGTTGGTACATCTGTATCAAGTAAATCGACTGTCATGGCATCAATGCGGATCGTTGTCTCAGCTCTGGTCGCAACATAAATCTTGGCAATATCTAAGACCTGAGCATCAGTTTGAGGAATCATATCTGTGACTGTAGTGCCATGAGGGAAATACTTAGCCGATGAATCTGCGTTGACGGCGGTCTGTGCCGTGCCACCAATACGCGTCATGCTTGCCTGGTTGATGATGAGCTTGTCATCGAAAGCGTACCGAAGGTCTGAGTAAGGAATACCAGTTGTCTGATTAAACTCAATTGGAGTCGCGGCTAATGAAGCCACTACATCTGCACGATCCTTAAACTCTGCCGTTCCGTCTGGCAACATAAAGAACGCGCCTTGTTCTGCGAACTCCGCCGCCTTAAGAGCTGCAAGCGATGATCGAGATGTCCCCGGGTCGGCCTGGACTGTAGTTGATCCTGTGTCCGTAATTCTCATCGATGTAGGAAATGAAACCTGATCCAGAATCTTAGTAATGCGTGTACCAGTCGTCTGACCTGCGGTTGCATCGGTAACTGTGGAGACGTTAGCCATCTGAAATAAACGGAATGCATCTGAGCAGACAATATCGACATAGCCAATCTCCTGGCCTGTTGGATAGTAATACTTGTATGTATCAACATATCCAGAAAATAGAAACTCTTGAGCCGTTGCAGTAGTTGCTGCTACGCGAATCTTGCGAAGTGGAGTCAAATAGCCAAAATAGGGTGAGGCAACATTCTGAGGATTGAAGTAAGAATTAGGGTCTAAAACTCTTACTGTGCAGTTGCCAGCCTCGTAAGTATCGCGCATGATATTGCGCCCACGGCTAATCTTGATTGAACGAGTCACATCGCTTAGATCGACTGTAGGAGAAGGCACGCTCGAATCGCCAAAACGTGAAGTGCCAATAACTCCATAACGATCATCCCCGATGATAAAACCGAGGCCGAATGTAGCACCCTGGCTAAAGTCAAAGGTTACCGAGATAGTGGCAGGAAGACTCATAGTGCAATAGCGCCCTGAGCAGCAAAGCGGTTAGTTGAAGCGAATGTGCCAGATAGCGAGTCATTTACTTGCTTCTGAGTGATTGCGCCAGTTACTACATCTCCATCAAGGTAAACCTCAACATTGACTGCTGCCTGATTAGCGCTCTGGAATGAATTGACTGCCGCCATCAATTCCATCTGAGCATCTGAGAACGTTGAGGATGGGGCTACTGGCGCAGTCTGCAATTGTGCTACGGATACGCCTAGAGACGATGCCGTGTAGTTTAGAAGCTCGCTGGGTAGTGTCCAATTGCGATAAGGATTAGGAGCCTCTGGGGTTGTCATTAGTGACTGGCGAAGCTCATTCTGTCGCTTGACTGCTGCATCTAATTGATCTGATAACGACGTGGCAAGATTGGCGTTACCTTCAAGGATCGACTTTTGTAACAATAGCGATAGGCGATCAGTCTCGCTGATCTGACCTTTGAGAGCTGCCTCAATACCGATGGCCTCAAGATTGAGAGTCTTAGATGCTCTCTGCAAGGCTAAAGATTTCTTATTCGTGTCAAGAGTCTTTTTCTGAAGTGCCGCTAGTTCTCTGGCACGTTTGGTTGCTGCCGCTTCTGCTGCTTTACGCGCTGCCAGTTGTGCTGAGGTCTCATAAATGCCAATAGGTTGAGAACCTTGGTATCCCATCGATGGCGCGTTGCGTCTAAACTTGGCTGCCTTTTCGGCTGCGTCAATGGCGGCTAGAGCATTCTTCTCGTAGTCATCGAACGGGTTAAAACTAGCAAGGATGGCGCGATCGCTAGTCAGGACGTATAACTTACGGAATCCGAATACTACTGCTGAGACTGTATCTGCGATCTTTGTGGCAAGGGTATCGATCTGGTTTACAAATTGTGTCGTATCACCTGCTGCGAATACTGAGACAAGAGACTCGACTAGCGCTCCGCCGATCTTCTCGCTTGCCTCGCCTGCTGCGGTTGTGATGAGCTGCAACTTGCCTGCGTAGGTAGTTAAGAACTCTGCACTAGCGCCAGAGAACTGCTTATTGAGTCGCTCTTGAACATCCGCGAACTTCATGGTCTTGAGTTCCGCTTGAGAAAGTCCTAGCGAATACTTCCGAAGTCCACGAGTCTGCCCGACATAAGCAAGGCTAAGATCATTAACAACTGTCTCGTAATCAACGCCAGACCCGGCGGCGATATCGGTTGCCTGAGTAAGTAACTCTTGAGCCTTAGTAACTGAGCCAGTAGTCTGCAATAGACGTTGCATGGCTGGTCGTAATTGATCATCAGCGACGCCCGACAGGGCAGAGAGGTCAGAGATATATCGCTCAATGCGTGGTGACTCAAATTGTAATCCAAGATTCTTAACTGCAAGAGCTAAACGACTGGCCGCCTTTTCATCGGCTATAAATGCGGCTGAGGCTCTTTTACCAAAATTGACAAAAGCCGCAGTAGATAAACCAATGCCTGCTGCCCCTGCCAGTTTCTTTACAGATGACTGTAATTTCTGAACGGCATTTTCGGCTTCTCTAAATTGCTTCTTGCCAACGAACTCGGCTGCAATCTGGACTAATAGACTCATTTTGTTTTCCCATAAAAATTATCTTGCGCTTTTTGTAAAGCCTTTTGTACGGCTGCGGTAGCTTTGCCCTGATCCTCAGCAAAGGCGCGGAACATGGCACGACCAGTAAATTTCATTGAACTGCGACCAATTCTTTGTTGATAATCAGAACTTTTTAATTGACCAGTTTTAGACAGTTCTTCGATAAATTTTTGACCAGCCTCAGGGTTTTTGGATTTACCTTGATGGCCCAAAGTTTTACGACCAGCAGTTTCATAGATAGCGCCGCCAGCGTTTTTATTAACAATGGAAGCAATTGATCGCCATCCTTTACGATTGGTTTTAGATGGTGAGGCTTTCCAGACAATTCCACGACGGGCGGTGGCTTGGTCATAAAATCTAGTTGCCCATCTACCACCTGCGTTTTCACGCTTGAGCCATCCACTAGGGACATCATCATTGGCTGGAAGGTAGCCTCTAGCCGCGACAACAATTGGTTTCAGAGCCGCGACGATTTCTTTTTGCGTTGCTTTAGCAAGTTCTGGTTCAAATTCGCGCAATGCCTTGCGAAGTTTAATTACGCCGCTTACTTCTGTAGGCATCTTGTTGCTCCTTCGCTCGGTCTTTCAATGCTTTCAGTAACATCTGAAGCATTGATGAATCTAATTCAATTAAAGATTGTGGAGGGATAGCCGTCTCAATGCTCAATCGAGCGATGAGATAGTGGATGCTATCCCTGCCTAGGCCAAAGGGTCAGACTCAGCAACCTCTACACTCTTGAGAGTTTCGAGAAAGTCTGCGCCGAATGGCTTGACTACGGTTCCACTTAACCGAAGGCCTTCCCATGCAAGCCAATAGACATCTGATTGCTTTTCATCATCGCGGAACGCTTTGTGAAATCCC